CTAAGACAGAGTGAACAGCACTCCCCACAAAAGCATGAAAGTTACTCCTCCTGTTTCCTAGAATATAAGTATCATAGAAACTGTAGGGACAAGAGTAAAAAGAGGCTATACGAGAGTACGACCAAACTGTAGAGTCAAACTTCTCCTTTAGATATTGTTCTGATTTATTCATTAAATTATTATACTTTTCTTGGATTCAAATCCAAAATTATTATTTCTTTTTTACTTGACTGTACGCTTCATCACGTTGTGCTTGTACTTGTGTTAAAAAATCTATGATTGCCCTTAGTTTATCTCCAAACTCTTTATTGTTTGTGGGGTCTCCATTTGTGATAAAGGCTTTAGCCTCATTCCATATTGCTGATTGTAGGTGTGTCATCTTTTAAATATATAAAGGTAAATATAAAGGGGAGCAAACACCCCCGCAAAAATAGTAAGACCACTGTCATTAGTGTGATAGTAACAGTGTAACATAGCACACATCATAGTGCCTATGTAGAACAGTAATAAAAATTCTTCTATTGTCATAACTTTTAATTATAAAGCAATAGTACTAAAAAAGGGGATACCAAACAAGCATCCCCTTTAAATTTAACGTTAAGGTAATATTAGAGTATAATAGGTAATAGTTTAATGTTCTTATCTTGGGGGTCTATCTGTTGAATTGTGAACCCCCTTTCTCCTTTTTTATAATTTGTCATTACCCATTCTGATGCAGGAGATAGTGCAATATGATTCATGTACATAAAATCTTGGGCTGTGGAGTAATCAAATAAAAGCTGGTGGCTGTCGCCTTTGTCTACCCATATAAAGTCAGCAGTCTTGTACACACTGCCTTGTTGATTGTGCTTAAGGTAATGCTCTATCTTCTCAATCTGAACAGAGTCTAACTTAGGCTTGAACCCAAACTTTAAACTCTTGTGATCTTTACCGTGAGTCAACACAAAAGCATGACGACCTACAAAGTAATGCTCAATAAACTTCTCATAGTTTATAACCTCAACATTGTCGTACTTCTCAACAGCTACACGCATGAAAGCGTGATTAAGTATCATAGCGAACGAACCAGAATGATTATCTGCTGATACATTGTGACAGATGATAGTATCAAAGTATGGATTAAGTATGTCAAGCATAGCCATCTTAAAATGTAAGGCTACCTTAAATGCTTTTTGGTTTGACATATTCTGTGGGAGCTTATGCCCCCCGCGAGTGGTGTAACCATCCCAACCATCGAGTACATCTCCAAGGTCATCAATGATTAATGTAGAGCCTACTCTATTCTCCTTGACATACTCACACATTATCTCAAGGGTTTCCATAAGAGATTTCTCATCCCAAGGGGTAGCGTACATAGAAGTCTCCTCAATGTCTGTACACATAGCAATGTGAGTGTCTGTGTAAACTAATCTAGTTACCAACTCCCCACACCCAAAGTGATAACTGCCTTTAGGTGTGTAAGTACTACCTACAATATCATCAATGACAGATTTAAAGTCAATAGAGTCCACACTCTCCTCTTCTTTGTAGTCAAGGACGATGTTAAACTTCTGCTGCCCCGCATGATTCACATATTTAGCACTCCTTACCTTAGTAACGTCTATCCCCTCTCGCGCACAGTAATCCTTAAAGGCATCTGTACCTATGAGGTTATCGCTGTAGTTCTCTTCGTTCTGTTCAGTGCTACTTTCATTATCTAACCAATCCTTCAAAGCGTAGTTAACCGTACTCTTACTAAACTTCTCCCCTATCTCTTGTAGTAGGGTTGCTACTATCTTTCGAGAACTCAATCCTTCGTTGTGAAGTTTAAGAACCTTGTCTTTATGATCTTCTAATTTACTCATATATTACTGTTGTTAAATTTTAATCTTTTTTGTTATTGCGGGGCTACCTAATACGACTAGGGAACTTTTCATCGTATGACTTATAAAATGATGAGGTTGACTCAGGGTGGTGTTCGCGCATCCATATAGTCATCTCCTTAGCTTGTCTATCTCTATCAAGTTCGGCATACAATTTATTCTCTGCTTTCAATTTAACTCTCAATTCCCCCAACCTTTTCATCTTTTGAGCTTTCTCATATCCCTTATAGGTGTTCATTGCGTACCTAATCTCATCAAATTCAATTTGTGTCTGTGAGATTTGCATATTCAAGCTGTCTACCATAGCCATTTTAAAATGTGTCTTGAGAGCAGCCCTCATCTCTGCTACATCAAAGAACCTAATTTCAACTAATCGCTCAGTTAGGGATTCAGTCCAAGCGTCAATTTTATCGTTCAATACTCTATTTGTTTCAGTTTTCATATACCCTTTATTTATTAATATTCATCAAAAGCACCCCCACAATAAACCCAAGAGTCAGGGAAGATAACAGTACCTTCTCTATTTATCCAACTCTTACCATTATAGGTAGCTATATTATACTCATAAGTATCTTCATCTATCATTCTCTCTGTAAATACCTCTTTCATAATAGGGGGGTATCCGCTGTTAGCTTCTTTGTTGGGTGTTATTTTTTGCATCAGGATGTACTGTATTGAGTTAATTCTAATTGCTGTATCTCGCTTAATTCATTCCAAGCTCTCTCTGATTCTTTCTCAAAGAAGTACTCGTAGCGTTCTAATTCTTGTTCTTTATTTGTTTTCATAATACAATAGTAAACAAACTATTAATGCGGTATGTTAAGGCAAAGTTAACTTTTTCTTGTGGATTAACTTTAACAATCCCTTATACTCTGTTATATCCCCATATGTTTCGTGATCTTCTCTACAAAGAGCCATGAGGTTTTCTATATTTTCTTTTGATTTTGTGGGGTCTCCTCCCATACCCCTTGCATCTATGTGGTGTATATCAACAGCTTCCTTTCCACATATTTCACAAGGAATGAAGTCCCCCTCCGTGTAACCAAAGTAATCAAAATAAATCTGTTTATACTTGGTATCCTTATTAGTCTTTTTCTTGGGTGGAGAAGAGGATATAGTGAACGCCTTCTCCTGAGACTTATTAGCGTAACCTTTCTGAGCGCACCCCTTACACCTCTTCCTAGAGAAGTGAGGTTGATCTTCTCTGCCGCACTCAATACACTTTTTATTTTTTGAGTTAATCATATTCTTTTAATAGTGTTTGAAGAGAAGAGATTGCAGTGTGAAGAGATTTCTCAAGGGACTTTACTTCCTCTAGTTTTCCCTTCTGATCTGCTGCGTACCCCTCTGCTAGTTTAAGACGTACTCTTTCAGCACCCCCCGCACTCTCAACACCATTAGAGCAAGCAACAGCATACTCATACTCAGCCCTTCTTTTTATCTCAGGTACATAACCTAATAGAGGAGTAAGAGTCTCCATTGCTTCTGTAATCTTCTCCTTGTTTGTTCTATGCTCCATGCCCTGAGTAAGACAGGTAACTATAGAGTTAGATATTTCTTCTGTTGTCATAATTTACTCTTGTTTATTTGTTTGGGGTAATTGTTACTCTCTTCCATAGCCTAAATCTTTTTTAACTTCCTCTTGATGCCCTTGTCTGAGATTATACTTATCCCCTCGTAAGTGTGGCATGGTCTCTTGTACCTTTCTCCTAGCCCTTGTTATGCTATCATGGTTAGGTAATACCCCACTAATATAAAGGTCTAATAAATCTTTAGCTGTCATACTGTTAAATACGAGACCCTTCTTTTGTACTACATCGTACCAAAGCAAAGCTGTGAGTAGCTTGTCTTCATCTCTGCACCTAGCATCTTTCTTTAGTAGGTCTTCGACCACTTGCATTAAGTTTGATATTTTATTCATGGTTTAATTGTTTTTCACGTTTTTAGTGTATTTCACTAAACTTTTCACCAAAGTTAACGGAAATGTCCATAGGTATGTGAAGTTTTAACTGTTTATTTACTTTTTCTATTCCGTCACGCAGCATCTTCTCTATCCCCTTTCGGTATCCTTTCTTTACTATCATTGCTAATTCGTCATGGTAGATTAATGACACGCAACCACTTACATCTGTTACATTCTTAGCCCATAGATGAGTAATAAAATCCCCAGTAGATTGTATGACAGCAGAGAGTCTATCCTTCTCACTCCTTAACTCATACCAAAACTTATTGTAGGGATTCTTTACCCAAGTCTTACCAAGACACTGCTTAGTTTCAAATCTACTTGCTACAGTCTTAGCTTCCTTATTAGCTACCCAATAAGCGTCAAGTAATTTCTTAGCCTCTGACTGACGTATATCTAATGTCTCGGACAGCTTCTTCTTTCCCACGCCATATTGTGCAGAGTAGTTTACTGTCTTCCCTTGATGCCTTTTCTTGTCTAGGTCGTGAAACCTATCACTGCCTACATCCTTATTCTTTTTCTTCTCCTTATAAAAGTCTACATCGTCTTGAGTCATAAGCCCCGCCACCATACAAATCTCTAGGTGAGAATCAAAATCTTCTGTTAGCTGTGCCCCTACCTTCTCAGGGTTGAGGGGATAGATGAGGTCTAACTTAATCATATTCTCAAGAGATGCAAGGTCAGAGTCTACTAACTCATAGCCTTCATCACAAGTCAACACCCCTCGAATCAACTCCCCATAAGGTACAGACGGCTTAGGCATATTAACTAACCTAGAATGACGAGTACGAAGAGTAGAGGCTAACCCATGAATACCACAAGAGATATACCCATCTTCCTGATCTCTTAGGAAGCCCTTTAACAGCCCTATCCTATGCTTAAGTACACCAAGGTCATCAAGACTTTTAACAACCTCACCAAGTTTTAGGACAGAAGGACAGAGAGACTTGTCAGCAAGGTAGTAGGTAGGTATCTTTCCGTTTACTCCCTCATTAAAGTTCTCAGGCTTCCACCCGATAGAGAATAGCCAATCTTTTATTTGAGCAGGGGAGTTAGGGTTTGGCTCATCGTAGTTATTAATTACTTCAATAGGTTCGCTGTGTTCAAAAACTAATCCCCTTTCTTCTGTTAGCTTCTTCCACTTCTCCCCTTGTGCTGACAGACCACCATCTTTTTTGTGTGGGGTCTTAGGTGGCACTCGCTTAGATACAACACCAACAGTAGGCATTACTCTCTTTAAAGCGTTAGTCTTCTCTTCCTTTAACCCCTCAAGATATGCTAGGTTCTTTTCTGTAGTCTCTACATCTAGCGTGAAGGGGTTTTCTTCCTGTAACCTTACTGTGTGCATCTTAAAGGAAAGATAACGCATTAGGGACGAGATAAGAGCTTCGTTGTTATCGTACAATTGTGCAAGGTCTGCTTGCACTTTCTCCCATAGTTTAGAATTAATACGAACATCCTCAGAACACCTCTCCATATAAACCTCTAGGGGTTGATTATCCCAATCATCTACCTTTGGTTTTGGTATTCCATATAATTCTCCAAAGTCTGCTAATCCGTAATTATTTAATTGTGGGCATATGTACCACGCGAGAGCAAGAGTGTCAATACAAGGCGCTGTAACTTTTATTTCCAATAGTCTTTCTAGGTGAGGTATATCAAAGGTAACTATGTTATGTCCTACAAGGGTAATATCTGTACGGGTGAGTAGGCTACGCATCTTATCGTAATCTGAGGTAGTTCTTATCTCCCCACCCCAGTTCATAGACAGACAGTGAATCTTTGTAGGGTTGAATCCATCACACTCCATATCAAATACTACATAGTTCATTATCTTATCTTTTTCGTTTTCTTGTTTAGGCTTATCTAATATTTCTTCTATCCTATCCGTACACTTGGGGCAAGTATAGGTCTTATTAAACCTTTTATCAAATACCTCATGCGTACCATTACAGCAGTCATACTCACTTGTATCTTCAACAGTAGGTCTAACACTTTCTTCTAATAGCACATCCATCTTTTTATCTAATAGGAAGCAGTACCTATGCTTCTGTGTTCTCGGTAGCCATACACCCTCTAAATCTTTTGTAGAACCTCTTGGATTAACCCTTCCATCCGCGCAAAAGAAGTCTGTTTTCTTATCAGTTAAGCCATAATATTTAAAGTTACACACTTGATAGATACTGCCAACGTGCCGACTGTCATCGGCTAAGGTTATCACAGCCTTAACCTCCTTTTGTTTTAGCATCTTCATACTGTTACCTAACAGATAGCTTGTAGCGTTTGTACCATTAAGAGAGGGTAACATACATAGCCTACTTAGTTCTAGTACACTTTGGTCACTATTATCTAACCCAAACCAACTCTTCATTGCACTTATACCTTGGGGGTTACTAAACGTAGAACATCCCACAAGTTCATCTCCTATAAATATACCGTATGAAAACTTAGCAAAAAACTTAGCGTCCCCTAGATAGTGGTACTCCTTGATAAATTTGTAAGCTACTGCTTTATCAATCTCCATTAAAGTAAATAGGGATTTAGCTTTCAACTCTCTATTCTTGAATTTATCTATTAGGGAAGTATTCATCCTTTTATCTCTAATTGTTGTTTAATTCTTTTCATCACCTTAAGTCTAAGGTTGCTGATAGCTACACTATCCATATCCACAACCTTACTAATCTCTTTTTGAGAATACCCCTCGTAAGACATTCTTACTATTGTCTTAGCCTTATGTGTCTTGTTTATGTCTACTGTCCTTCTTACTCCACCACCTTCTCCTCTTCTGTATATTCTCACGTTATCTAAGGCTTGCATGAACTCCTTTACCTCTATTTCTTTTAGGGCTGATGGTTCTACTTCTTGCGGGGGGAAACTATCCGTAGTTATTCTCCTTCCCCTATCCTTTCCAATTACTCCCATCCTTACCTTGTACATCATGTACCTTGCTGAGTACCCTTCTTGAATACCCCTTAAGATTACATCGTGTACAATGTCTTCGGGACTTACGTTGGAATCTTTAAACAGGAGACTTCTTGCGTAGCGTAAGTATATGTTGTAGTCTTCTTCGGTTATCATTCTTTGTATCTAGGTCTGTTTTCTAATATGAAATCTGTCTGTCTTGATATGTAACTCTCGCTTCTGCTTAATCTCTTTGCTATCTTTCGTGGGGGCATACCTCCCCAAAACTTAATAGCTATTCTTGTTCTTTCACTTAACATAACTATTCCTTTATTAAAACCCCCGCTAAAAAGATACCTCCTCCAAGATTTATTTTTAGATTTAGCGGGGGCTTATTAGGTTATAACTTATTGATTATCAGAAGGGTAATGAATCATCCTCGGAATCATCTCCTCCAATACCCTTACTATTATCAGGGGTAGCTGCCACATATTGTGGCTCAGGTGCTTGCTCCTTATTGTTATCCCAATCATTCCCTTCCTCTTGAGATGGTGTAGAAAGGTACTGCTTGAGGTAAGGTTGAAGAACATCCTTATCAAGTTGCACTACTGTATCTCTAATCTCTCCTTCGGGTAGAGGCTTGGCTTCAAAGCTAGGCTCAAAGTAAACTGTCCTCCCTTTCTTCTTCTCTTCGGGATTAATACCACAAGTAATTACAAACCCACCACTAATATTAATCTTAGCATCAATCCAAGGACTAAGTGCTGAACCTTTAATAGAAAGGTTTATAAGTTCTACTGCGCCACCCTTTTTAACAAGTGCTGCGTATATACTTTTAGTATACTTACCCCCACTTAGGTCACCTTTAATGGATTGATACAGTCCTTTAGCTAATAAGTCCCCCTTAAAGTTCTTTACTATTAAGATTTCTTGGGTGGTATTCTTCACCTCATTACTGTATACACCTGATGAAGCCTTCTCATCGTAACCTTTAATGGTCGCTAGTTCATCTAGTCCTACTATTTGAAACTTCGTAGGCATATCTACCTTTTCCTTCTTTTCTTTGTCGTAATAGTAAAACTTACCATCACCCCCACTCCACTCTACAAATTTAGTAGAAGGGTTCTTTTGTTTGTCATCGCTTGAAATACTCATAATTTACTTAATTTAATTATTTAATTTTTAATCTGTCTGCTAATGTAGTAATAATTTCAATATCTACCTCATCTGCATCTTCTCCGTAGATAAGGTGATCCCCTATTACATTTACTTTTACTCCTAGTTGGTCTGCTATTGTAAGCAGTAGTCCCATCATAGTAGCTTCTCCGTTCTCTAGGAACTCAAAATCCCAGTCTTCGTTGTTGTCTAGTTCTTCATTCATTTTAATTTAGTCATTGATTAGTTTCTGTTAGGCTCTAATTTCTACTTGTTTAGTTTTTTTCTTCTGTCTAATTCGTCTTTAATTACTTTAGCAAAACTTTTTGATAGTCCACACTTTTTTGCATGGTGTAGGTATCTTTTACTAATGTTTTTAATATCTATCTCAGTACCATTCTTTTCAAATTTTATTACAGTTCCGTATATTAACATAATTATTTAGTTTAATTGTTTATTATGTGGGGTATGCTTGTTTACTTTATGTATGCCTAAATCTCTGTTTAATCTTCTACTGTACTTTGTATCTAATGATGTCACAGACACACACCAAATGTCTCCACTGGTTCTGATAGTAAAATTACGAGCTATTAAATCCTCAGTAATATCTCTAAACGCTGCTCTTTTTGGACTTTCCATAATTCATTCATTTTAATTTATATAGCAAAAGTATAAAGAAAGAATATACTGAACACACCTTCCATATTATATTAATGTTAAGGATTAGAATGGTGCGTTTTGGGGGGTGTTCCACCCTTGAGTCACAAGTCTTGACTTAGGTTGCTCTGTTTCTTGTGGTGGATTGTACATACCCTTACGCTTCCAATACTCTTTAATCGGGTCTACCCCATTACAGCTAAAACTACACAGGTCTTTGTTTGCTAACAGCATTACAGGTTCATCCTTTGGTGTTGGGCATCCTCCTGTCTCCACTTCTTTGATCTTGTCTACATGAATCTCTGTAACGTACTTGTTACCATCTCCCTTTAAGTTTCTGTGGGCTATAATAAAATCATCTGCCTTGTTAGGTTTCATCTGTCCGAACTCTACGTCATGCTTAGTTGGAACTTCCATACCCCCATCACTATTTCTACCCCTTGCTGCGGTACTTGTTATGTGGTCGGTAATCCATACAGCAGAGTAGTTCTCCTTAAACGTCTGTAGCTGATTTAAAGAGCGTAAGTTAACTGTGTACTGATTCTCACCTATTGGCAGATCAAAGGCGTTATAAGGGTCTCCTATTACTACATCATACTCAAACCCTTCATCATATACTATCTCACACTTCATTAGCCAATCTTCTGCTGTGTGCATCCTCTTAGCTGTAAAGAACTTAAAGTTGTTTTGTATAAAATCTTTTGCTAACTTATGGTCGGTATCATTAAACAGTTTGATACTCTTACCAATATAAAACTCCTTGATCTTCTTTCTTACGCTACCATCTCGGTTTTCCTTTGCATACATCAACACTTTCCAATCATGCTGCATAGCTGCAAGTACGGAGAAGTACCAAAACACAAAGGACTTCCCTACGTTATCCCTAGCGGCTAACCAAACAAGGGTATTCTTTTTAAACATCCAATGTTCATCTAACTTAGGCATACCCGTTATCATTCCCATTTCAAGCGAGCCATTTATAACAGCAGTTTCATAGTCATCCATCTCCTCATCACTAGCGAGGAAGTCATAGCTTCCATCACTCCTTCTCGTAAAGTCAAGGGACTTTTCTATTTCCTTTATCTCATGTAGTGGGGCGTTCATACCATAGGTCAAGCCGTCTTGGATTGTTTTCTGTGCTTGCTTAAAATCCTTTGGGTGTTTCTTTTTAATCTCTGTCTCTAAATGTTCTGTTGCCTCTTCCTTTGATATTGTTCTTGGCTTTATCCCCCCACCTAATAGTGTAGATGCTCTTAGTAGGGTCTCATGCTTCTCTCCATCTCTACTTCCTCGTATCATTGAGGCTGAGATGTCCATTAACCTCTTCTTTTTTCTATCCTTTAGGTTTTGTTTTTGTTTTTGATATTCTTCATCTGTTAAGGTCTTATCCCACACAAGACTCTTCTCATTCACCCATAAGTCAGAGTCATAACTCTCAAAGCATAGTCTGCCTATGTTCTTAGATGTAGTGTCTAACTCGGGGTAACGAGACAGAAAAGCATTGTAGTATAGCGGATGATTGACAATATTTGGGGGACACTTAACAAGAGCCTTACAACCCTTAGTAACCCCCGCCCAAACAGCATAGATATAAGTATCCTTTTGTAGTCTCTGTTTAAGAACTTCTGTATCCCCCTCATCAAAATCAAGGACAAAAAATCCCGAGTGCTTAGATACACAATCATCATTCCTTAGTGTATCCCTTCCGTGAGAATCTTTACCAACTTTGTCAGCCACTCCTGCAAATATAACAGAAGGTAATGCAATCTTAAGGTGATCATATTTCTCTTTCTCGGCATACTTCTTTCGTATCTCTTCAACTGCTTCTTTACTTTTTCCATTCTTAATTCTTTTTAATGCTTGCGCTGTTGTTATGTAATGTGCTTCAAGTGTTTCTTTAGCACCGTTAAAAATCGTGACTGTGTTACTCATAGTTTATTATCTATTTAGAATTGATTTAAGACACATTCATGGACGAAGTCACTATCTTCGTTTAGTTCATCTAACTGATCATCAGTCATTGGTTTACCGTTATAGTCAGCACTTGATATGAACGCATCGCAAAAATCAGGGTAGTCGCTAGTGTCAATGTCATCTACTTCAATGTTGTCAATTAATTTATAGTCCATAATTTATTTAATTAAATATACGCATATTAGGCTCGGGTTTTACAAACTGAGCAGCTTTTAATCTCCTTTTATAGTCTTCTCTCTTACTCTCTACTATTGCTTTGTATTCTTTGTAAGGCTTTATCATTTCATTGTAGAAACTTTTTCTTTCCTTTAGTATTTTTATTTGTGCGGGGGGTTGATCGCTCTTTATCTTATTGGCTATATACCCCAACAATCTATCAATCTTTATATACTCATGTAGGATTTCCTCTCTAGGTATTCCTGTTCGTGCTTCTTGGTTTAATGTCTTTTGCTCACGAAGATAACTATTTCTGTATAGTTCTTCTAGTTCTTTTATTTCTTGTGTCATGTTTATTAGTTTTTGTTGGGGTTGTTTATTTTAATTGTACCCCCGCACAATCGCAAAGGTCTTTTAGTTCTTGTACTGTCTTTTTACCCACACTTATAGTACGTTTGAATTTTATCAGGTCTATTTTACTTAGGTCACTTACTAATGTTTTATCTAAAAAACTGTCCCAACTAACGTCATCTATATCTGCCCCAAAAAACCTCTTTTTATTATAACATAGTACATTGTGTAATCTCCAAGAGATACCCGCCCCTGACAGCGTAGTGGATTTAGATACACCTTTAAATCTTTGGTGGTTCGTGTCTGTTTGCTGGGACTCTTGGTACAACCTAACTATTCTCAATGCTTCTTTGTAAACATCCTGATTAATTTTACTTAATGGGGTTGTGTTCCTTTGTTTAGCAAAGCCTTTTAGCATTGCGGGTAATGACTTATGGGTGTTATTCCTTATGTAGTCTAACTCCTCTTCATATCTTTCTTGTGTCATAGTTTCCTTAGTTTAAGTATCAAAATTAAAAATATTATTAGTATAGTAAGCATTCTTTCAGTTTAAAATTCCGTATTTATCAACAATATAAATAGTCCCATTGTATCTTGTAATACCCCTACTTTTTATGCTCTTTATATGAGATTCAATAGACCCTATATAATCTTCCTCTAACTGAGATATTGCATCGTCTAATGTTTTAAATATTTTCATAATACTTTTTTGTTTATTGGTTGTTATGTTGTTTAATAAATTGTAATACTGATATGTATGTGTGGTCTATATTGCAGTCTAATAATGCGTGTGTAATATCCCCTATTTCGTTTTCTTCTGCACCATTATGATAGCATTTCTCAACTACGGGCATCAGCCAATCCCAAGAGGTGTGGTAATGTGTGTCTACGATAGTTCGTTCGTTATCATCTGAATAGTGTACCATAACGTAACCGTTCCCTTCGTAGGTTTCAAAACCTTCAAACTCAGCTATTAGTCGGTTGTTTTCTTGTGTAAGAGCGTTCATAGTAGTTTCCATAATTAATTCGATGGTAAGCCATCACCTATTTTATTTTACAACAATGTATATAAGTAATGTGGCGGAGGAAATCTAAGTATAAGTCCATTTAGGTTATTAATACAAAACCTCCTTCAGTTTTTTTTATTTATAAAGCCACACTACTCATATACTTTGCCGTTTTATTTATTGGTTGTTATGTTGTTTAATAAATTCAACCACTGCTCTATGAGTATTGTCTATACTCCTTGTCGATAAAGCTTTTTCAATAGATATAACGGGTTCGTGCTGTAAGTGGTCAATAT